TGACCTGAATTGTGGCCTTACGGGTAAATGGCAATTGGTTGCCATTGCCCCGGCCACCAACACGGCTGACCGGGCTACGTACGAAATATTGGACGACCTCCTAGACGGCGCCGCCGAATCCCTACCGCTAGAGACGGGGGATCTTGTGGCCTACTCCCTCTCCGGAAAGACGTATCCGGCCTACCTCATATCCTTTACGGAGGCAATCTAATGGCTATCGTTGAGTCCAAGCTCAAAGTCGGCACCCTTACCCTTGGTGGCACCGGCACCCCCCTCGTCGGAGGGGTTGAATTTGCATGCCAAGCCACAAACGTACGAGTTACCCCTACGTTCACGGAGGATGGGGACACTATCGAAACCCTTTGTGGAGACAAGCTAGCCCCCTCCGTTACGACACAATGGGCCCTAGCCGGTACCTCTATCCAAGATTTCGATAGTCCCGCGGGATTCATCGCTTGGTCGTGGGACAACAATATGACTGACCAACCCTTCACTTGGACGCCCAACGCTGAAGGCACGTCTATTAGTGGCGTTGTTCAGGTACGGGCCTTGGAGCTTGGTGGGGACGTGGCCAAGAGGATTACCTCCGATTTCGAATGGCGGTGCCAGGGCGATCCGGTGGCCACGTGGCCGGCCTTGGCCGGTGCGACGGCGGGGGCCCCCTCGGAAGATACCAATGCGGTAGCGTATGACGGTTAAAGGCGTACCGGAGCTAGCCGGTGGCCTAGACCATATGGTGACGTTCCTAGGGGATATGGTTACCGCCCATCGGGCCGCCGCCAGGATTGCCCTAGAGGCCGCTAGGGCCCGTACGCCGGTGGCTACCGGCAAGCTCCGGGCTAGTGGTACGACGGAGGCTACGGGGCTAGCCGGCCGGGTCATCTTCACGGCTCCGTATGCCGGGCCCGTCCATTGGGGGGTTCCCTCGAAGAACATTCCGCCGTCCCTCTTCGCCATTAGGGGGGCCGAAGCCTCTCAAAGGCAATGGCTTGACGTCTACCAAGACGCTATCCAAACGGAATTGAACAAGATAGAGGGGGCCTAGTGGCAAGCTTGAGACAAAGGTTCCGGGTTTCTTGGGACGGCCACGAGCCGGTAACAGTCCTAACCACGGTTCAGGACTTGATCAATGCCATTGACCGGGTAGCGGAAACCGGGCAAGTCAACAACCGTATCGCTATGCATGCCGCCCTAATGTATTCGGCCCTAGAACGGTCAGAATACGACGTGCCGGCCTATGCCGATTGGGTAAATCTCTTGGACTCGTACGAGGAGGTAGCTAGCCCTAATGGGACCACCGGCCCTACCTCCCCGGAACCATTGGGTACCGAGCCGTCATTGTCGGGATCCTTACCGGCACGGATTGGCGTTGTTGGCTTGACCAAGACACAAGAGCCCTAGAGACGGCTGAGGATTTCCTCGTGTCTTCCGGCCGGGCCCAAAGGACTTACTAATGGCGGGAACGTCTAAACTCCTAATCGAAATCATTGCTGACAATTCCAAGGCCGCCAAGGCCCTGAAGGAAACGTCAGCCGACGTTACCGACGTTGGCAAATCTGCCTCTGGCATGGGCACGGCCATTGTCGCCGGAGCAGCGGCCGGCGTCGCCGGCCTCGTGGCCTTGGGAGTCGGCGCCTTCAATGCCGCCGAGGAGTCAGCCAAGATTGGGCGGGAAACGGAACGGGTAATCCGTACCACCGGTGCAGCGGCTTGGACGAGTGCCGCCCAAGTAGGGGAACTAAGTACCGCCATATCGGACAAGACCGGGGCCGATGACGAGGCCGTACAGTCGGGCGCTAACCTCTTACTGACCTTTACCAATATCCATAATGAGGTAGGCAAGGGTAACGACATATTCGACCAAGCCACGGGCCTTGCCTTGGATATGGCTACGGCCCTAGGAACGGATATGTCGGGGGCCTCTATCCAACTGGGTAAGGCCTTGAACGACCCAATCAAGGGAATCACGGCCCTATCAAGAGCCGGCGTATCCTTCACGGCTGCCCAGAAAGAACAAATAAAGGCAATGGTAGAGGCCGGGGATACTCTCGGCGCACAGAAGGTAATACTTGCCGAATTGAGCAAGGAGTTTGGCGGAGCAGCCGAAGCTGCTGGAACCCCCCTAGACAAGCTCCGGGTAAAGATTGGGAACTTTCAAGAAGACGTTGGGGCCTTCCTCATCCCGGCCGTTGACGCCGTAGCCAACGCCTTAGGCAACACGATGGGCCCGGCCATTGAGAAGGCTACAGGCTTCCTCTCTGACCACGAGGAAGCCATAAAGCTTCTGGCCTCTATCGGCCTCGTGGGCCTGGCTGCCGCCTACGCGCCCGTCGTGGCCGGGCAGATAGCCATGATCGCTTCTAACGTGGCTGGTTGGGCCGGAGAGGCCACGGCAGCCGTCTACGTGTTCACGGCCGGGCTGCTGGAGACGGCGGCCGCTGAAGGCGTCCTAGCGGCTGCCTCCGTGGCGCTTGAGGCCGCCATGCTGCCCGTGATAGCTCCGGTGGTCCTGTTGGGTGCCGGCCTCTACGGATTGGCAAGCTTCCTAACCAATGCCTCGGAGGCCGCCGGCAAGTTCATTAAGGACGTAACCCAAGACGTAGATACGTCATCCTTTGACGACCTATCGTTTGCGGCTGCCAAGATGGATGAGAGGCTTCAATCCCTCAATGATCAGATAGCTAGGCATACGTTTGCTGACTTGGCCGTAGGGGTTGCCGACATCCTCGTTCCGTTCCACGACGTTACTAACTCAATGACGGATCAGGAACAGGAATACAAGACTCTTGACGAGGCCCACAAGGCGTACGTAGCCAGTATCACGGCCAGCAAACAAGCCCTATTCGATTACGCCATGGCTAGCACGTTGGCAGCCAACGGCCTAGACGAGCAAGGCAATTCGTCCAAGGCAGCCACCGGAGCCACGGCCGATTTCGATTTCCAATTGCGGGGAACCCAAGCCGCACTGGAGGCCATAGCCAAGTCTCAGAAGATTGACCTTACGACGCCCGATGCCGTGGAACGAGTGAAGGCGTTGTACGAGAAGACGCAATTTGCCACGGAGTCAACGCTAGGCCTATCAGACGCCCAGGAGAAATACTCCGATGCCGCCGCTACGGCCAAGGACAAGACCGATGCCCTGAAGTCGTCCTTTGACGCCTTGATCGGCATCCATCTGTCAGCCCGGGAAGCCGAAACCCAATTCTCACAGAACAGTATTTCGCTGCTCAAGACGCTAACGGAGAACCGGCTAGCGGCGGCCGGAGCTACGGAGGCCGGCACGAATGCCTCCCTTGCCAATATCAATGCCGTCAACAACAACAACAGGGCCCTTCAAGACAACGTCAAGTCGGCTCTTGACTTGGCCAATGCCAAGTTCAGGGAGACTGGTTCGCTAGACGAGGCTTCGGCTAGCCTCAACGCCAATCGGGAGAACCTCATAAAGGTGATGGTAGCCACCGGCTACACCGAAGAGGCCGCTAGGAAATACATAGACCAATTGGGCCTTACCCCGGCCAACATTGATACGGCCGTGAACCTTGACAACGCGGCTGCTACCCAGGGCCTAGCCCATAATCAAGGCCAATTGGCTGACGTTGACAAGGGGGCCCATGCCAACGTAACGGCCGATACCGCCCAAGCCGAGAGAAACATTCGGACCATTACCGTCATGCTAGACGGATTCATTGCCAAGGCCTCTCAAGGGGCCGTTATCGGAGGGGTGGCCTCGTTCCCCGGTAGGGCTGCCGGTGGGCCCGTAAGCCCCGGAGGCATGTATATCGTTGGGGAGAAGGGCCCGGAGCTATTCACGAGCCAGCAACGGGGCTTTATCACCCCCCTTGGGACTACCTCCCTTCGGCCCCTTGGTGGCAACGTCACTATCAACGTAACCGTTCCCCATACGGGCCTAGCCGTAGACTCCCCCCGTCTCCAGCGTGACATCGTAGATGCCCTAAACAGATACGTAAGCCGCAATGGCCGGGCCCGTCTCCCTCTCAACGCCTGACCCTTGGCCCGGTACGCCGGGCGGGGCCTACTCCCCGTATTGGGGGGGAGACATACGCCTTTACGTTTGGGCTGCCATCCTCACGGGCACGACGTTCAAGTGGGGCCCATCGGCTTCGGACAAGCTTGATTTCGGCTACGTATGGGGAAAGGACACCGTTGCCCGGGGGCCCACGGATCCCCCTAACCGGCTATGGGTAGACCTATCGTGCGATGTTCAGAACCTAGAGACATCCCTAGGCGGTTCCCGGGCTGACGGTGCTATCGCTCATGCCGAAGCCGGCACGACTACCGTACGGCTAGCCGATCCTAACCGGATATACGATCCCAACAATCCCGATAGTCCATTCCAATACCAAGGCGTTACGAGGCTAGCCCCCGGTACCCCCCTTATCGTCTTTGCCGAATGTTGGGACGGCTCCGCCATTACGCAATTCCGAATGTTCACGGGCACGGTGGATAGTTGGAACGAGCCGTGGGAATTGCATCCTGACAAACGAGTAGCCGTTGTTCAGGCCTCCGACGGAATCAAAGACCTAGTCAGACGAGACTACGGGGCTACGGCATCGGTTGGCACCGGAGACACCGTAGACGCCCGTATAGCCCGGATCCTTACCTACTATGGATGGACGGGCCCGTCGGTCCTGGCTACGTCAACCAATACGCTCCAAGCCACGACAATGGCCCAATCGGCTTGGGAACTAATCGGCCGGGCTACGGGCGACGAGATTGGCTTTACCTATCTCGATTACGACGGAACCCTACGGTTCAAGAATCGGGATACTTGGACTACGGCACCGGAGCCGGTTCTAATCGTGGGCTGCTCCCCCGATGAATCTGCCTCGTACGATGCCATGACGGAAGCCCAAGGCCTGGCGGCTTCCCTGAACATAGCCAATGCCGTCTATGCCTCCGTGACCGGTGGGACGGTACAAGTCGCTAAGAATCAAACGAGCATTGACCGGTACGGAATCTTGAGCTATAAGCGTACTGATCTAGGCTTAGAGAACGATAGCCAAGCCGGAGCTTGGGCCTCGTTCCTGGTCTCCCTCCAATCCTGGCCTAGGGCCCATTTAGATAGCGTCACATTGCTGCCGGCCTTTGTGCCGGCCTTGTGGCCAAAGGTCCTAGCCCTGAAGCTCATAACGGATCGGATCAAAGTCCTATGGACTCCCCCCGATGCCTCGTTCACGACGGAGGTAACCGGCCGATGCCTACGAGTGAGCCATACGGTTAGCCGGCAACGTTGGGAGGTAGGCATCGGCCTCGTCCTAGCCGACATCGTCACGAGCGTTATGCATTGGGGGGCCCATCCCAAGGACAAGCTAACGGCCGGCAACGTCTACAGATAGGAAGGATCCTATGGCATATAAAGTGTTCGCCGCCGGAGAGGAAGCCCTAGCCTCCGACGTTAACACCCACCTTATGAGCCAGACGATTAGCCGGCATGCATCGGCTTCGGCTAGGTCGTCGGCTATCACGGCTCCGACCAAGGGCCAGATGACGGTATTGGATACCGACGTATTCGACCAACAGGTCTACACGGGTTCCGCTTGGAACAGTATGCCCTGGTCCTTTATGCACTACATTCACTCGACCGGTTGGGGCACCGTATCTGGCACGGCAAACGTTACCTTCAGCCTGCCAAGCTTCACGTTCCCTAGGGCCTGTACGCTCTTTGTTCAATTGCAGGTCTATATAACCTACGTTAGCGGTTCGGGCGCGTTCACGGTCAACTTGAGCTTGGTCCCCAGTACCGGGCCCGGGCCCACTACGGCCCCCCAATCGGTGGCGGCCTCCAATCCCTTGGTTGGCTTGACGGTTCCTGTAACGGCCTTCTATCGGAACGTTTCAGCCGGAACGGTAATGGGCATGGGCCTAAAGTGGCAAGGTGGTACGGGCCCAGTCGTGGCTGACGTTGGGGCCGTTTCCGGTTGGGTAATGGCCATTCCCGTGGGGAGCGAGTTCTAATGACGATGTCATTCCCCGCCGTAGTCGACTATTCCTACGGCCGCCCTAGCCCCGACTACATTCGCAATAGCGGCTATATCGGGGCCCTTCGGTACCTTGGCCACGACGGCCGGTGCCTAACGGCCGGGGAAGCCAACGGCCTCCTAGCGGCCGGCCTTGGCATCGGCTTGATTTACGAGGAAGCCGCTAGCGCTTGTCTAGGCGGTTGGAATACCGGGGTACAGCATGCCAACAATGCCAACCGCTATGCCGACGAGGTAGGGGCCCCGAACGTTCCCATCTTCTATGCGGTCGACTTTCAACCGTCTTATGATCAGGCGCACGGGCCGATCGTCGATTACTTCTTAGGCGCCAAGTCGGTTCCCGGGCGTCCTGTTCGGGCATACGGGTGTGCCTCCGTCATGCAAGCCCTATGCGGTGACGCGGGGTTGTTCCCGGATAGTTGGCAATGTGCGGCTTGGTCCTATCCGGGCACGGCTCCGGGCACGCCTATCAATGACGGCGGTTGGAATCTCATTCTGTCGCCCTATGCCTCAATGCTTCAGTGCATTGGCTACGTCCTGAACGATACCTCCGACCATAACAATCTAATATCCGCTGACCGGTCCTTTATGTGGGGCTTTGAGGATGGTGACGAAATGACAGACGACGACTGGAACCGTATGGCATCCATGCTTAGCGGTACCGTGGTCAGCAAATTGGCCATGCACAATTCGCAAGGCAATCTCATTGAGGATGACGACGGGCAATATTTCCTGACGATATCGGGGGACGGCACCCTACGGCGTTGTCATCCCCGGAGTGCTTACGAGGCCAATGCCTTGCAAGTTGTTGGCTTCCTGGCCTCCCAGAAGCCGCAGAATCCCCCGGAGCCGTGCCCGTCGGTGTTCAATGCCAGGACCCTGCCGGCAGAGCTTAGAGACGCCTTGAAGGCGATTCCTTGGGCGGGCTCATGATCGAGCTATCCGGCCTCCGTATGGCAATCGACGAATGGCAATGTGCCGAAACCGAAGACGACAAGGCTAGGGCGGCCGCAAGGGTCATTGCCCTAGCTCCCCCCGGAATCCTCCGAACAATCGTTATGAGGATAGATGACCTTGAGTCGCAGCTTGCCGAGAGGCAAGGGGGAACCGGTACCGCTTGAGGATTGGGATTGGCGGGAAATCGTCCGCCTAGAACGGCTAGCCGTGGCACGGGCCCTACGTGGGCCCCGTTGCCAGAAATGCGGTAAGCCAATGGTGCTACGGCAATCCGATACCCATTACACGTGTAGGGAATCATGGCAACAGTAAACGCAATACCGGCTACCCTAGATATTACGCTCTATGCCGGGGATGACGTTGCCATCACCCTGACCATTAGTGACGATACCGGTGCCACTACCGACTTAACGGGTTCCCTACTGGCGCAAATACGCAAAGGCCACGACCAAGTCTTGGTGGAATCCTTCTCTGCCAATGCTCCGGATCCCATTACCGGCATCTGCTACCTAAGCCTTACTCATTCGCAAACCGAGGCCCTGGGGGATGACGGCGGCCGGCACTCGTGGGACTTGCAATTGACCGACGGCATGGGCCTTGTGACGACGTTGGTTAAAGGTGCGGTAACTACCCAACTCGACATCTCGGAGGTTGGCCTACCGTGAACGTAACCGCAAAGGTAACGATCCCCCGAAGGGTGGGCTCCATCACAGTGGCCAACGGTGGCCAGATCCCGGGCCCAGAAGGCCCAGAAGGTCCCGAGGGGCCAACGGGCCCCCCTGGGCCCGAAGGGGATCCGTCGACGGTACCGGGCCCTACGGGCCCAGAAGGCCCGGAAGGCCCCACGGGGCCCGAGGGTCCGCAAGGGCCCAAGGGTGATACCGGTGCCGGCGGCGGTGTCGAGCCCGGCGGTAATGCCGGCGCGATCCTTACGAAGGAAACGGCTACTGACCAGGACACCATATGGACAGACGTCTTGCCCATTGCCAATGGCGGAACGGGTGCCAGTAGCCAGTCCGCCGCCCGTAGCTCCCTAGGTTTCGTCAGTAAGTACAACACCAATGTCGGGAACGGTTCCGCTACTAGCTTCACCCTGTCGCACGGGTTGGCCCGTACCGCCGTCATCGTCGAGCTATACGACGTAGCCACAGGTGAGACAGTCTGGACCAATGTCTTCCGGCTGTCCTCTACTCAGATCCGTATTGACTTCGCCACGGCCCCGGCCACCAATGCCATCGGCGTCATCGTCGTAGCCTAGGGAGACACCGTGAAGATTCTCGCACCGCTGGACGTTACCGGTAACCCGATCGTGAATGTCCCTACGCCTACCGCCGGGACTGATGGGGCCAATAAGGCTTACGTTGACAGTAAGGCCGGTGGTACCGGCGCTATGGGGCTACAGGTTACCCAGTTGTCCACCGCCGCCAATGGGGTGGCTTCGGCCACCCTTCTGACCATTACTGGTTTCGGCAGTAAGGCTGGACGAAGCTACAGGCTTAACTATACAGGCTATATGACCGTGGCCAATAGCGGGGTTGTTGAGTTCAGAGTCACCATTGGCGCCACTACCTATACGGTGCAGCGGCAATATGTGACGGATACTTTGCTTTATTACCCTGTTCTTTGTTCCTTGGTCTGGCAAGCGCCGGCCGATGCCTTGGTGAATGTCGTCTATTCCTTCACGGTTATTAGTGGTACAGCGTCGCTCAATATCCCTGCCGGGTCTGGCAGTTTCGGAATGTTCTGGATTGAGGACATGGGCGGTACGGCCGGCGCTTACCCTATTGGTGTTGTTGGGTTTATTGAGAAGACGGTTAATCAGTCCATCACCTTTACTGGTTCTCCCCAGGCCACTGACCTAACCGTATCCGTTCCTGTTGTGGCCGGCGGACGGTATAGGGTATGTGCGTCTACGGCATTCAATCATTCTGGGTCCCCAAGTACGGTGCAGACTGGATACTTGACTAATGGGGTAGCCAGTGGGCAGTGTTGGGTTAAGTATTTCCCTACAAGTACCGCTGAAGATACTTGGATTGTGGCTTCCCTAGTATTCACGGAAGCTACCGGCGGCAATCGGACCTATAGTTTCCAGTTTCAGGGATCTGGCACGGGACTATTTGCCGGCTCGGCCTCGGCCCCCCGTCAGCTCTGGGTTGAACGGATCGGCTGAGGGCCCCATACAGCCCCGCCCGGCGGGTAGGATGGGTCAGTGCAGCCAGAAGCCCCGTGAACGCCTTAGAAGGGCACTCACGGGGCTCTCGTGGGATGCTAACCAGGAGGGGTGATGGAGCTTCTGAGTAACGAAGACGCTAGGCGGTTGTTCCTCCACTACCCGGAGCTAGACGGCTTGGCCGTGGAGAAGGCCAGGGCCACCGTTGCCGGCCTCCCCCCGTTGAGCGAGAGGCAATGGCAACGGATAGCCCGGAGATTGGGCCTAGTCGTTACGGGGGATGGGCGTTAGCCAATCGGGATTGAACTTGCCCGAGGCCTTGGTGACCCATATGACGCTGTAGATGTCCCGGAGCACCCCCCGCATGATCTCGGGATTGCCCGTACGCCAACGCTTGACTAGGGCTTCTGCCGGCAAGGCCGTTGGAACGGGATGGGCCTTGAGCCATTCCCGACGCTCTAGGATGAGCTTGCCGGTGGCCTTGGTGTAGGCCTTCTCTAGCCGGATCCACCCTATGGGATCCTCGGACATCTCTAGCTCCGTGGCCTCTCTGTCAGCCTCAAGGGCCTCAAGCTCCGTCTGTTTCGGCCACGGCACCGGGGCGGCAACCCCCGGGGGATTCTGGGATAGCTGAAGCTCAACCAAGAGCTTGAGGTACCTATCCGTATCGGGCCCGTTGAGGTAAGAGCCGCAAGGGCAATGGTAGTTATAGGATCCCCAAGTTCGATTGGCATTTCCCGTGTAGTTCTTGCGGCAAGCCTTGCACCGTAGGGTGCCGGTACCAAGGTACTGCCGGCGTTCGGTGGCAACCTCTCGTTCCCGGTATATCTTCCGGAGCCGTAGCCATTGGTCCTGCTCAAGGATCGGCTCTTGGATTCCCTTGATAGGGAGGCCGTTCTCGTCTAGGGCAATGCCGTACCACTCTCCCGTCTTGTTGGCCTTGTCTACCCGGTACCCGGCTACCCGGCCTCCGGTAAGGATGCCCTGAACCGTCCTATGGGTGAGAGGGGTGCCGGCCTTGGATATGGGCCCTAGCTCATTGAGGATCGGCCGTAGCGTTTGGCCCTTGTCGACGGCATCGGCCAGTAGCCGGACAGTATTGGCCTCCGAGGCCCGTATCTCCCCGGTTGTCTCATAGCCGAATCCCCGGGCTCCGACCATCCTGCCGGCCTTCTTAGCTTGCCGGTGGCGTTTGGTCTGCCGTTGTTTCATGACTTGGATTTCCTCATAGGCGGCGTCTACCCGCTTGCGGGCCTCCCTCCGGCCTTCAGCCGTACGCAAGTCCACGGGAGCCCGCTCGTCTTCCTCGTCGTGATAGCAATACCAGTAAAGCCGTTCGGCCTTGCCCTTGTCGGCTAGCTCTTGGTTGGCCTCGTATATCTCAATGAGTAGCTCTAGGACTCCGTGCCGGCGTGTCAGCCGGTCAATGTCCCCAATGGCTATGCCCTTGATCAGCCCGGCCTTCAGGTCCGAAACCATTAGGTCAAACGCCGGCCGGGTAAGCGTACGCTTCTCGCCGGAATGATCCGGATCACAATAGGTACGGGTGATGTTGGCGCCTTCTGCCTTGGCGGCCTCGGTAGCGTCCTGCCTCTCCAAGGCCTCGGATTGCCCCTTGGCCGTTGTCTTGGCTAGCGATAGGCGGAGGTAGAGGCCAACGGCCACGAGGCCCCGTAGGGCCCCGTAGGTAGTGACGCTGGATTCGTTCTTGCGGGGCCTCTTGCCCGGCAGGATTTCGTATGCGATAGGGGGACGTTCCTCGGTCATCGGGCGAACCTTCCGGGCTAGCGGATCGGGCCTTGCCCCACCCTATCGGCACTATTCGTTGGCTGCCCGAGGATCCCCACACGAGCAGCCACCGAAGAGTAAGGAAGCCCTAGTCAGGAAGGGTGCCGGTGGGGTGATTGACCAAGCCGATTCCCTCGGGCCCATCCTCCTCCGACTCCACGGCCTCTAGCCGGCCGGTTGTTCCGGTGGCCATGGCCAAGGCGTTACTAACGGCCTCAATCCAACCGGGGGCCTCAAAGGCGATTCCCTCTATGTCTTGGTTAGCGTAATACGCTCGGAACCTCACCCCCTGGTCTCCCTATCCCATTGGCGCCAATAGTATTGGCGGGCCTCTTCCCAACCTCTTTGCCAACCGTACGCCATGCCCCATACCGTGGCCGTAAATATGATGGCCAAGGCCACTAGCCCTACAAACGCTAGCTCCATCACCGGTTTCTACCTCTACGCCTACGGTTAGCGTCTGTTGTTCTGGCTAGCTTGACCCATTCCGGCCGTAGGCCTTCAGCCGATCCGTCGTTGTCGTTTATATCGTCGATCAATTCAAGGGCTACGGCCTCTAGGAGGCCCGTAACGGATACGCCGTTGTCAAAGCTAAGAATATCCCAAGCTTGCCTAGCCTCATCAGATAGGTAAGCGTGAAGAGCAGCGCCACCGGTTGGCATTCTCTAGTTTCCCTTTCCCGATAAATAGACGGCTAACACGATTGCAAGACCAACGGCCACGGCCAGGACCAAGAGCCAACCATCGGCGGATTGGTCTAGGTAGGTAGCTTGAAGAATCACCACGGGCCCGACCACGGGCCGCTAGTCATCGTGAGCCCGCCCGAGAGGCCGTTAGCCTCTATCTCGTCCGCTAGCCGGAGCATAAACTCTATGGCATCTTCAGAATCTTCAAACCTAGCGGTTGCCTCCCAATCGACTTGTTTCCCGTCGGCCTCTAGGCGGACGGCCACGTAGTAGCCGCCGTCGTCTATGCCTATTCCGTAGTAGATCCGGCCGATAAGGTCATCCATCGTCTAGCCTCCGGATAAACTCAATCCGGTAGATGACACGAGCCAATCCCTCGTTCCGTTCCGATTGGTAGCCCGGGGGGTACTCGTACCGCCTAGAGGCCTTGGAGCCGGTTCTACGGTTAACAACCTCTAGGCGTCTTGTCTTGCACGTATCGCATATCAGCACAAACCGGTAGAACGCCGTTCCCTCCGACTCTCCGTTGCCGACGTGCCACGAGTGACCGAACGTACGGCAATGCAAATAGTCAGGGTTGTAGCCCTTAGGGACCTTTGGTCTCATGTCTCTTCCGGCCCCTCCAATACGTCGGCGGCAGCCTCAAGCCTCTTGGCTTCGCCCTCCAATAGTTCCGCTTGTTCACGGAGCCGAACGGCCTCACTAGCATTGCTAATGGCCTTGCGCCGAATGGTCAGGATTAGTTGGCTATTAGACGAGGAGGATTTGGCCTTGGCCTTCTCCGGCATCCTCGTGGACTGGTGGGCTTCCTCGTAGTGTTCCGTGGAACGAGGCCGGGGATTTGATATCCACCAAGGACGGCTACCGGGAAGAACAGATCTCGTTCCGCCATTACCAACGTAAGCCCGGCCTCTTTGGCTCTGTCCGGTTTCCCCATTGTCAACCTGCACCCTTCCTGAAGACTCGTGGGCCAACTAGGTGGGGGCTGACAGTAGCAATTACGGTGAACCTACGGAAGACAATGCGTAAAGAAATCCCGGAAAGGTCAATTTCGGTCACCTAGGGTGGGAAACGCGTCTACCCTCGTTCCCTTTCAATAAGGCTGACACGAGGCCATAAACACATAGGGTGCTGAATGTTGTTGTACCCCGGTTGACCTGCCCTAAAGGGCACGGTTAGATGGGGGAGCGCATCAAGGACGATGCCGGGGATAACCGACGGGCAGCCCGGGGCGACGACAATGCACGGGGCCCGTAACCGGAGCCGGCCTTTCTTCACTGGCTATCACCCAGTGGTATAGGCCCGTTCTTCGGCCTTCCCCTAGGGGTGACGTTACCCATAGGGGTGAGCTTCCCGTGCATCGTCGCCCCTTTGGGAAAGGACTAGGGCAATGCACCGGCCTTATTCGAGGGACCCTAACGGGCCCCCATCGGTTACTCAAGTCGTTGGGATGCTAGATAAGCCCGGCCTCTCTTGGGCTGCCGCTAGGGAGACGGCCAAATACGCCGTGCTCCATAACAATAGTTGGTCCCACCTCCCTAGCCAAGACGCTATCACGAGACTCTACCGACATCACCGGGGGGTATGGGATCACCGGGCCCTAATCGGTTCAGCCCTTCACGAGATCAACGCACAGTGGTGCCAAGGTCATACTGTGCGCGTAGCCGAAATCGTGGAACGAATGAGGGATGAGTCCCCCCTATGGGCCCGTAGGGAACCGTCGGAGCTTTATGCCGAGATACTCCCGATGGCCGACGGCCTAGGCAAGTTCTGGCAGAGCCATAAGCCGTTCCCTATCTCGTGGGAAGAGGTAGTTCGCTACCGGGTACCGAACAAGGACGTTGAGTACATTGGCACCCTTGATTGGCGGGCTGAGATAGACGGCAATCCCATGATCCTTGACCTAAAGACAACCGGTTCCGGCAAGCATGGCAAGGGCAAGTATTGGGATACTTGGCGCCTTCAGCTAGCGGCTTATCGCTACGCAAACGAGGCCGTTCTCTATGACGAGGAAGGCCGGGAAATAGGCACGGAGCCGTTGCCGGAGGTTACCGGGGCAGCCGTGATACACGTCTACGTAGACGGGCACGTTGAGTTCAACCCCGTAAAGGCCGGGCCTCGGGAACACGAGATATTCCTAGCCCTACGCCGTGTTTACGGTTGGCGCAACGGAGACGGCAAGGGCATGGGTTCAATGGATTTGAGTGCCGTCTTGGGCAGCGTCTCATGAGCCTAATTCAATTCCCCAACCTTCGGGAATCGGTTGGCCTCATCAAGCGCACGGTGGCCAAAGGTGCCACGGATCTCGAGCTTGAGCTATTCATACGGCAATGTGAACGTACGGGGCTTGATCCCTTTGCCCGGCAAATCTATGCCGTCAAGCGTTGGGATGCCGCCGTAGGCCAAGAGGTAATGCAGACGCAAGTCTCCATTGACGGCCTCAGAACCATTGCCTCGGACACCGGGGAGTATGCCGGACAAGTCGGGCCCCAATGGTGCGGTAGGCAAGGGGTATGGCGTGACGTATGGCTTGAGGAAGAGCCACCGGCAGCCGCAAAGGTCGTAGTCCTACGGGATACGTCTAAGGGGGCACCGGCCTCGTTCACTGGCGTAGGCCTATGGCGGAGCTATTGCCAAACCAAGAAAGACGGAACGCCTACCAGGATGTGGGCACAAATGGGCCCGGAAATGCTCGCCAAATGCGCAGAGGCCTTGGCCTTGCGCAAAGCCTTCCCGCAACGGCTCTCCGGTCTATATACAAGCGACGAGATGAGCCAAGCCGACTCTGAGCAGGGTATTTCTGACGAGAGGCCCGCAGAAGGCCGTGTAACGGCCTCAACCCCCTCCAATGATGAATCCCCCGTCTTACCCCCTCCGACGGCCTCAGAAGAGCTTGTAGAGGCCTCTAAGCGGCATCCTGCCGGTTCGCCGGGGGCTCTTGACGGGATGAGAGCGACGGTGTCGGCCGCCCTGGGTCGGCTCACGTCGGGTCAACGTTCGGAGGTTCTCGGCTTGGGCGACAAGGGCAATCTTCGGCTACCCGACGAGCCCCAATTCACGGTTCAGGACGCAAACGGTTGGCTAGGGCATATCGCTACGGTAAGGGGGAAAGGCCTTGATTGACGTACGCAAGAAAGGGCACGTAGCTGAACGAGCCGTAGCCCGGTATTTCAAGGACAACGGCTTCCCTCTGGCCATTACGAGCCGGCTCTACATGGGAGGGGACGGCATAGCCCAAGAGTCAGACATCATTGGTGTGCCCGGGGCCTCTATTGAAGTCAAGAACCGTAGGGACCTGAACATCGGCTCCGCCCTACTGCAAGCCGCAATCCAAGGGGGCCCGAACAAGCTCCCTCTCTTGATTGCAAAGCCGTACCGCATTGGCTTGGAGTCGGTGGGGGACTGGTGGGCAATCACTTATGTTCGCAACATTGTTCCGCTTCTACCACGAGAGGGGGAACTATGACTGAAGACGCCTGGCACATCCTCATTCTTGCCGGAATAATCGCCGTGTTCATTCTCATGCTGGTGAGACGATGAAACAATTACCTCTGCCTACGCCACTTGAATTGGCCCACGAGGAAGACATCGCTTGTATCCCTTGCGGTTGCGGTTCTGGTTATGGTCAGCCCCCTACCGTGAGGGAATGCCCTTGTGAGTGCCACGATACGGCTCGTCTCTGGTGGGGCATACGGCCATGGCGGGCTTAACGAGGCAAGAGCTAGAAGACGCGTACGCACGGCTCTATGACGAGCTTGTAGCTACAGGCCTAGATCCCGTTGTCTCGCCCAACATCCTAGATGTCCTAGATGACGGAGAGCTACGGGCCCTTATCAAAGACTCTGTCCTACGGCTCATTCGTTTCCGACGGATTGAAGGCGAACTATGAATGACGAGCAGCTACGCGCAATGGTATGGAACGGGCCTCAGAACATACAGCAAACTTGCGTCCTATTGACATTGGCAATGCTCTCAGACAATGACTGTATCGTTCACATAGAGAATAAACATTTGCTTCATCTTATAAA